GTGGAAACAGGCGAAAAAAAAAGATGCGCCGGTTTATCTTGTTTTGATGAGTTACATCTAACGCAGGCGGCAACGCAATTATCGGGATCTAAGATGGCTCCTCCACGTGCGACTGGATTGACATGATCCACGGTTGTGGCATCTGCCCCACAATATTGACACGAGAATCCATCCCTTGCCAAGATCATCTTGCGAAACTTGCGCCATGCCGAGCCATAGACCTTCTCATGCTTGATGCTTGCCATTAGTAATGACCTACCTTCGACCAGTGTGACCATGCTAGACAAGGATTGGAATATCTGCTAACGATGTACTTGAGTCCGAGATCGACTTGCTTGAATGGATCCTTCTCTTTCATCTTGAGAAGCTGAGGAATACCGAGTGCACTTGAATGCTTGTTCTTGGCTTTTGAGTTCCAGTGTGACTCTCTTGTCCAGAGTAAATCTAAGCAATGAAATTGCTTTGAATCAATGAGTTTTGTGTATGCATAGAGTTTGATTAGTTGAATCTCTTTTGACTGATTAGCTTGTGCTGGATACGGGATTAGCATCGCTATACATAGGACTGACAATAGTGAAGTTCGCCGCGAGCTACCCGGTACACCGGCTCTCGTCGAGAGAAGCAATCGTACCGAGCTAGTCAAGGATGAGTCAATCATGTGGATAACTTGAGCGCGGCTCCTGAGTGTCGTCCACAGGTTTAGCCCCCCTGTGGATAACTCCTGGGGATAACTATTCATTGGCCACTTACCATCCCATCATCAACCGAATTGAGTCGCATGAGACGAAGTGTTCCGCAATATCCACATTCGACCGTGTAGATATTCGGCGGCATGAGATCGCTAACGATGACGATTCGATGCTTGACATGGCCACACGTTGCACAACTATCGGATGGCGTTTGCATACTTACTCCCTGCCAGCTCATTGATCGGAGCGAGATTGTTTTGTGGAACGAACCACGATGATTCGATTCCGTTCTTGTATCGTGGTTTCCTCGCAACCGTTACCGGGATCCATCCGGCAATCTTGAAATTAGGTGATCGGCCTACGACAAGAACGGCGATGTCATTCTCGCGATCATTGCCCCGGACAATGAGTTGGCCGTTATCGTAATGAGTCCACCGTACTTCTAAGCCTTGACCGACGTCGGCCTTTCGCTTAAAGCATGACTCCTCGATGGAATAGTCGAGTCCGAAATATCTCGCAACAACAACCTCGGCGGCTATGGATTCGGCTAACTCTGCAACCTGTTGATGGGTTGAGAGTCGAGTGTTGTGTCGCGGCTCGGTACTTAACTCCTCCGGTGCGACCCAGTATTGATGAATGGCTTGTGCATGACACTTCCATTCCTCCACCGGAGTCAATGTGTACACCGGCATTCTAGACATCCGTCCGGCATTGGCGACAATGAAAGATGATCGGTTCGGTTGAGATGAATCCGGCTCCATCGGCGTCATCTTCCTTTCCACACTTAGAACACGTCGCTTGTGCAGGGATGATGTCTTCGAGCTTGACCCATCCCTTGACTGTGTGGATCTCTAAATCACCCATTGATTGTCTCCCATCTGGCTGGACATTGGAACGACTTGTCTTTCGTTGAGCAGACCCACCCCCGATAAGGTTTTCCCGTCTTGGGTGATGTGCCTTCTTTGAAGATCATGTGACCGTGTTGGCAGGTTGGAGCCTCCGGTGGCAGTGTTCCGGATTCGACACCGAATGCCACTTCTTTGATTGTCTCTGAGATTGCCCATACATCTTCGTACTTTGTCGGAGCCGGAGAAGCTTCCAATCGCTCAACCTTTTCCATGTCTTGCTTTGTTGGCCTTTGATCACTAGGCATGAGAAGTCCGATGCATCGCCCGATGGCCGATGTCACACAATTTTCGACCCAGAAATTTTGATTGACGCCATGAGCCGATCTGACTTCGAATGCGAAATCAATCGCCGACGGAGAGAAATCTTCGTATTCCCGGAATGCCCGAGCCTCTACAAGGATGAATCCCTTTTCGATGTTGATGTCGATGATGGATGTTTCAATTCTGCCCGAGACGTATTCGGCGCGAAATCTTTTGATTCTGGAATTGACATCCTCGTATCCATCCAAGAAGCCGCTCATCTTTTGGCCGCCTTAGCTGAGATGTGGCGAGACATTGCCCGGCCTCGTGTGTAGCCTTCGGATCTGCCTTCTCGAAATCCTATTGAATAAGACATAAGAACCGAGAAGATGTTGGCGATAAGCATTGCTAACACAATCGATAATTCATTCATTTTTTGCTCCCGTGAGAGCCTTGTCTGTGCTCCCGAATATAGAATGACATCGGTGAGCAAGATGAGTCAAGCATGAGCCTAATCCCGGGAGTGTCTAGTCGAACGAGCCATCTTTTTGGAGTAAGACATAGAGCATATCTAGTCGCCTAGATTGACGATCAACTTCATCTCGAAGTGATTGTCCACCGTTCGGACGAAGTTCAAGAAGAATTGTTTTGACTAACCATTTGAGTCCACCATAGAACCCAGACATGACCGCCATGACCCCCACACCCACGGCGAGCCATGCCTGAGTCTCCATGTTACTTCGCCCCGAAAGACTTGTCGGCAGGATTGATCCATCTCATGATGACCGGAACGATGGCGGCCAACCCTGCATTCAATAGCATCTTCGGATCCGTGACCCCTGCCATGTATAAGGTAAGAGATGCCGCGATGAATGATCGCAACCATGATGCGGCAAGTGATTTGACTTCTTTCATGTTTTCGCTCCTAGCTTCATGCTCCCGATGATTTCGGCGGCCTTCGCCGGAGTCACGTTGATTTCGAAGTGCATCTCATCTGGACGACGACGGAAATCTCCACCCCACATCATGCCGTATTTTTTGGCCAACGCTCGTATCATTGGCACTTTTTCGCTCGGGAATGTTCCGGACTTGCCAAGAATGTGACGGCTCGCGTTTAGATCCACGGCAGTTCCGGACGAGTGATTGGAGAGCTGGTCGGTTGAATTTCTGACCATTCGGAAGTTGTATCCCCAATCATCGAGATTGCCTTCATCGATGGGTTCAATGAGTTCATGGAATTCGGAGCAGAATCCAGCAATCAAGGGTGCGACGGCTTTTGCACATCGCACCTTGACCGTTGTTCCCTTGATGGGAATGCTGACAATCTGAATCTCGGATGCATCCTTCGATGCAATCCAATTATTCTGCGAAAGTAGAGTCATTACGAAAGAAGCAATGAAGCTTCTTCTTGTGTGATTCCAAGTTTGTCAAGAATGCTTTGACGTGCGGCATCTTTGATCGCCTGAGCCTCGTTGGATTGCTTCTCTATAAATTTGGCCTCATCACTTTGAATTTTGAGTTCTTCGTCGCTCAATAATCTTTCGACGATTTCGCCTGATTCGCAGTTGATTTCGATTGTTGTTGTCATGATTGCTCCTTAACTTAATCCGTAGAGTTGTACACGGGTATCACTGTTAAACGTGTATCCAAGCAATGAAAAAATTGAAATTGATGTGATTGCATTGTTTGTCAATTCTAAATAAGACAATCGTTGCCCAACACCTGCCGACGAACTTAGATCATATCCATACTCCGAAAGTAATCCGCCATAGTAAGCCGTCGAATTATAGTTGGCGAAAGTAGCCGTGACAGTTGCTCGCCTTGCATTTTGAGCATAATTGACAAGACCTGCAATAGCGGCGGTTGCAAGCACCGTTGAGGTTTTGTAGTTATTGCTTGTCACTGAGTTCCATCTCATGTTCAAATCGGTCGTAGTATTGGTCGCACCTGAAATGGCATAGAAAGAGCCATTGAAAACAATTTGGAGATTTTTGTAACTGCTCGGAATGCTTGTGAAGTTAATTGAAGCGGTCGCAATTCCTGAAACTGTCACGTCACTGATTAAGGTAAAACTTCCCGACGATGGAGTGACCCATTCTGGAGCAGTTGCACCCGAATTTACCGCAAGAACTTGTGAAGCCGTACCAATTCCGAGACGTGTTGGGACGGTTGCATTGCGATAAATAATATCTCCAGCAGTTGTGACGGTTGTTTTTGCTATTGCGGCGTTCGCTAGATCGTAAGCTGATTTGGTTGCCGTAGGCGTTGATGCCAAGACTGATGAAGTTGTCGAAGTTGAATCCGAAAGTTGGACAACGCCCGTCGCTGAGGTTGTTGCCGTTGTAACACTAAGAGTCACCGCGCCGCTTGTCGCTCCACCTGCGAGGGGAGCCGTCGTATTGACGGCAGTTATGTCTCCAACGTCATTCGTGATCCAAGTGAAATCCATGTCGGTCGCCGAAGTCTTTGAAAGTATTTGACCCGTTGTTCCACCTAATAGATCGGCCATTGACGTATCAACGCCCTGACCGA